ATGGTAGAGGGGTCAGCGTAGGGAGTTTTTGCATTGTTTTCAAAAATAGGAGGTAGGACCTCATTCTTTCAACAATGGCTGAAATTCACCTATTCTTTTGGTGAAACATTCTCTATTTAGTTCTCAAACAACGACCAAATTCAATTGGTGGCTTGTGCCTCTAAGGGAGCTTATCCGGCTCTCTGTCCTTATGCATCTAGCTTACCATAGATTCGTAGCATAGAGGTAATGGTGATGAGCAGGAGCGGCGGTCCGGTGATTTCCATGCGGTATATATCCACCCGGCATGAAAATGAGATTCATTATCAAAAGAAAATGGGCATAAAAATACCCTCCCACCTTTTGAGTGGGAGGGTATTTCTTAGTTGCTATTGAATTAGCTCTTGTTAGCTTCTTCATAAGCTTCGATGACTGACTTGGCGATACGGCCACGCTCGGAAACTTCGAGACCATTCTGCTTTGCGAATTCGCGAATTGCTTCGAGCTCCTTAGGGGAACGTCCGCTGGAAGCGAGAAGACCCTGCAAGTTCTTAGGCAGGTTATCAATTGCCTCATCGATTTCGGAAAGATCTTCAACGCCAGCCTTACCGAGAATAAGCTTGGCGGCGTTGAGCGTCTTGAGAGTTTCCGTGCGCTTTTCCTTGAACTCGGCGTGAATAGCGTCGATATCCACATCCTCAGGAACAAGAGCGGACGTTGCTTCTGCAATCAATTCGGCTTCGATCTCAGCAATCTTTGCCTTGGCACTTGCAACAGCTTCACGACGCTTTACGACGGTTTCATCGGTGGACTGGTCGATCCACTTCTGAATGTCGCTCTTGGAGCCACGTGCGGTCTTTACGGTGGCGACCATATCGTGCAGTTCCTGTGCGTTCTGCTTTGCATCGGCCAGAACGTCGTTTGCGATGGTTGCGTAGATGTTTGCTTCAGTCATTTTGAATCAGTCCTTTGTGAGTGGTTATGAGACCTGCTGTGGGGTTCTTTCCCCTTGGTGCCTTACAAGAACTACATTACATGAATGTTTGGCATAGGGCAATTCTTTCGCGAATATTTGTTGAGATGAGCCAATATGACGCTGCTGTGACGGGCCGATCATGAGATTCCAGCCGGTATATATCCACCCACAGGGCAAAACGATAGCCTGTTCTCACTTGGAGAACAGGCTATCGGCTGGGGTTATGCAGGTTGCCAGTACAGTTCCAGATTCAGAGGACCGAATACCGGAGCGGCTTTCATCGTGTCCACATCATAGTCATTGCGGAGATTCAAGTACTGGCTCTTGCAGAACTCGGACTCAGTATCATCGTGAAACCAGAACTGAGGGATATCTTTCTCTCGGTATTCAGCTTGGTAGATAACCTTCATGCAGTTATCGCAGGTTGAGCGATTAAAGAACGTGGGCTTCAATGCTTCGGCGCGGTAGGTAAAGGGGCTGTTCGTAACAATCATTGCAATCTCCTTTGTTGGGTCTGATTGGTTCGTTCTGGAAATAGTCTATCAAAGAAATACCGATATAGGTAAAAAGCATGTTGCCGGGTTCATTAGTTCCAGCCAGTATCTATCTCTGTTCTCCCTGACAATGTTGACAATTAATTCCCTCTATGCTACGGTTACCCTATGACCCACAACCCAATAACCGAATACCTATCCCGATATCCCAACGAAAACAAAACAACTCTCGCCAAGAAAGCCGGAGTGGGATATTCAATTGTTCATCGTACAGATTTAGCCCTGTATGACGACTTGCCCCCAAAACTTGAAAATTTTTTCAATGAACATATGGGAGTTCCACCCAGTACGTCTTGGAGAATTGAATACCGTAAGTACAAAACAAACTGCCTTGAATCTCACAGACGTTCAAACAGAAATGCCCTGTGGGTAAAAAAGCCAGCGCACTCGTACAACACATGGATTGATTTCCGTGAATACGTCGATGATTCTCAGATGGGTTTCTCCAAGCTATTCCTAATTAACCCTGCAATTCTTTCTCACTATGAGACTCGAATTACAAAGAACCTCCCAGAAGTAATTCGGCAGCGTCTCCGCTATTTCGGAATGCCAGCCGCAGAAGTCCAGAAGCTTTCCGAACTCCCTGTGGGGCGCAGAAGCTCTCCCTTTATCTAGATAAAAGAGAACAAACAAATGGATGATAAATTCTTTCAAGACCTCGACGACCTGGGGGAACCGGAGCTAACGCTAGGCCCGGAGATTGGCACCGGTGCCCTCCCAGAGGGGTCTCCTGAGGTTCGTCCGGAGGTCGCTCACGTCCTTGCTATCGGTAATATGCAGCAGAAAATACGCAATCAAATCTGTTCTCTTGCTCGTATTCTTTTCTTGCAAGAGGAAGAAATTACAGCGGTTGCTATTAGTAATCTCTGGCCGGAACGGGCAATGGTTCTGGAATTCGGATTCGACGTAAGTGGTCCGAACAAGGCAGAAGCTCCCACAGTAAATGAGATTCAGGAATACCTTCAAAGCGAAGATTACCTGATGAAAATGGCTCAGTTGGGAATTGCTCTTGATGTTTCCGACGACGGTTTGACAGCTAAACAAATCGCGTTTCTGACTCTTTTGAGTGATATCACAAATACGACTCCCCCTGCTCAGAAACTGAACAAAGTCGGAGCAACTTGGCTTGAATTACAGTCATGGCAATTCAGTCCAGCGTTTAGGAAAGCCTATGCTAAATTAGGTGGAGACGCAGTAAAAGCCGCTATTCCTTTGGCAGAATTGGCACTTGCTTCTCGAATGGCACATGGCGATCAAAAAGCAACCGAGTTTGGTTTTGCTATGACCGGTCATTTTGATCCTGCAAAGAACAAGCAGATTGACGCACAAAAGCTATTTGCTATACTACTAGAGATTATCGAAGATAATGTGAAGGACCCTGTGATTCTTCACCAAATTGGGCAAGACGTTCAATTAAAAGCAATGAGGGCGTTAGAGCCCTGATAGGGGGCTAATTGCCAACACCTACACCTAATCTGCTTTTGCAGAAAGCGGCTGCCGGTGAAAACTACGACCTCGAACTTACAAACCAGAACTTGGATAAGATCGATGATGCTGTAGGAAACCGACTTAAACTCGACGAACCATTCGGACATATCGGTCGAACCGCTGGATTCCAAACAATTGGTGGAACCGACGTTGGTGTTATCTGCACTGAAATTGAAATCGCTGGCGGAATGGTATTTGAATCCGCTTCCGCTGGACGATTGATGGTCCCTAAAGCAGGTAAATATCTTTGCGTAGGAAAGGTATATGCAACCGGTAGCTCTGCTGTGGGCTGTGGCGGCGGTCCTTACCTGAATGCGGTAAAGGTTCAGCGAGGATTTATTAACTTCTGGAAAGGCGATACCAACGACTTTTCCACTTCTTTCGCAACAACTTTGGACCTGAATGCCAATGACCGAATTGGTTTGGGTATGACATTCAGCGGTTCTACTTGGGGAACTGACGGTGGTAATGGTTCCTACCTACAGCTTTACTACATCGGAAAGCAGACTTAAAAAGGAGAGTTATGGAAGACGAGAACGAACGTACTCCAACAATGAAACTTCTCATTGAAGGTTCAAAGGTTGAAATTACTCCCGATACGAATGCCTCAATGTATGAATATCTTCAAGACAATGGACTGTATCAATTGATGGAAGAGGGAAAGGCAACTTACCCTATTCATCTTCCCAACGGATACTTTGTTGAAGGAGTTGAGATTTCATGAGTCAGTCAGCACAGGAAGAAACTCCGGACGTAAATACAGTTCGGAAATTCCATACTTATGCAGATACTGATTCCAGTAATGAAGCAATCCATCACACGTTGGGACCGGGAGTTAATCAGGCGGCGTCTGGTGCCCACACGCACAATGGTTCCGATTCCCCACAGCTTCTTACAGGTATAACAATCTCCGGTGCTAAAGGTGGCAATACTGCCTTGGCTTCTGTAATTGCTGCGCTTGAACAAATGGGCGCTACTAATTCAACAACTGCCTAGAAAGGCAAACAAATGTCATTACATCCCGATAAATTCCTTATTGAAGCAAAACAGCGAGTAGTGTGTGAGCACAATCAGACTTGCCGTGACGGTAAGGAAATTGAACCGAACGATGTTTATATTGTCTGGTTTGCCAAGACTCTCCAGAATTGGAAAGCTCTCGTAAGTACCGATAAGTTCAGCGGTACTTATTGGGAAGTTACGTATAATGGAGATAAAGAAGAAGCATATGTTGATCGCTATGTAAAGGCGAATAACATGCGTATTAAGGATTCGGACGTTTACGGTGTTCCGGTTTATCCCGGTTGGGAAGCTTCTGGTCACAAAACTGAAGAAGAGTGGTATAAGCAATAACTTCTAGTTCCGCTGGGGGAACGATGGAATTCAAAGATGGAACGGAAGGGCAAAAACTCGCTTATACAGGAATCAATGCTCGAATTTCTTCTCTTCGCAACGCTTTACAATTGCTTCCGGATAATGAGGACAAAGATAGAGCATTTATGAAATTAGAGGAACTGGTTTTTCACGCTAACTGTGCTGTAGGCTCTGAGAAAGAAGAGTCCCTACAGGAGGCATAGTGGCTACGAAAGAGCAGCCTACAATTGCAGATATGCTTGGCAAATTGGGAGATACGCTAGTAACAACGGCGTATCTCCCAAATTTGTCTCGCTATGAACCGCATAAAAAGCAGCAGAAGTTTCATATGTCCCAGAAAAAGGGACGACTTTATATCGGTGGTAACCGTGCTGGTAAAACAATCGCAGACGTTCTCGAATGCATTATGTGGATTACCAAAACGCATCCCCACAGAAAGATGCCAAATGAACCTGTCCGCGGCCGTCTGGTCTGCGTTGACTTTATCAATGGTCTTGGCAAAATCATTCTTCCTTTGTTCAAACAATGGCTCCCCAAGAAATACCTGATTGATGGTCAGTGGGAAAAGTCTTGGAACAAAGAATCAAAAACTCTCACACTTGAAAACGGATCGTTCATCGAATTTATGTCCTACGATCAGGACTTGGATAAATTCGCTGGAACGTCCCGTCACTTTGTCGCGTTCGATGAAGAACCGCCCAAGCATATCTTCAATGAATGTCGAGCACGTCTAATTGATACCGGCGGTAGTTGGTGGATTTCCATGACTCCGCTGGATGGTCTTACATGGGTTTACGAAGATATTTATGAGCCTGTGGTTGAAGCCAAGACGAATACAAAGTTTGATGTTATTCAGGCAGATATGCTTGATAACCCTCACATTTCACGAGAAGAAGCTGAGGAATATCTTTCTGGACTTGATCCACAGGAACGTTCTGCACGTGAAAAGGGTCAGTTCGTTCAATTGGGTGGACGTGTATTCAAGAACTTTAATCCGGAAGTTCACCGCTGGAATGAAGAAACTCAGGGCGTCTTTACCCTCACTCCGGATATGCGCGTATACACATCTATTGATATTGGATGGGCGCACCCTACAGCTTGGCTGTGGCACGCAGTAGAACCGAATGGACGTATTACTACGTTCCATGAAATGGTTGAATCATTTGTCGATATCCAAACTTGGGCACAGAAGATCAAGGAGTTCGAGAGTGAAAACAATATCAATGTTTATCTTCGGACGGGTGATCCGGCTCTTCGACAAACTCGATCAAATACAGGCGTCTCCGATATTCAGGAATATGCGCGCCACGGAATATTCCTCGCGGTTGAAGGTGTACCGACGGGTCCGGGGTCAGTAAATATTGGCCTAGTAAAGATCGAACAATATATGAAGCCGGATACTCGGTATTCAGAAGATGATCGTCCTTACTGGCAATACACTGCTAACTGCACCACTCTGGAACATCAAATGTTGCGTCTTCGTTGGGCAACGTATGCATCCAAGAAAATGCAGTTTGAGAATGCTCCTAAGGGAACGATTCACAAGAAAGACGACGACGCTCCAGATTCATTACGTTACTTCTTTACTCTCCAGCCCGATCTTGCATTTAGCACTGCCACTGGATCACGAGTTAACATGCCTGATAGAGTTGGAGCAGTTAAACAAGTTGGAACACCGGTTTACGATAATGTGGTTCAATCTATGTTTAGGGAACCGGTATCTCCGGCTCAAAGTCTTTTCAAAGTAAATGACGTATCCGAATGGGATATGGAAGGAGTGGGATAATGAGCGACCTCAAGAAGTCGGATTTTGAAAACGTCGTTGAAGGCGGACCATATACCCACGAGGTAGACGCAATTCGCGATGAACGCCACCGAGCCAGTGTAATGAATGAAGAGCCTGATTTCTATGCACTCTTCGAGCACGCAACAATCTCGACTGGTGCAATTCAGGTAATCAATGATATCAACAACCCGGCTGAGCCTGTCGTCGGTCCCTTTGTAGAAAACGTGGTTCTCAATGACGAAGAAGAAAACTCCCCCGAAAGTGGCGAGGAAAAAGGCGAATCTGAAAGCGCTGAAAACGCAACGGAAGATTCAGCATCAGAAGGACCCGAAGCAGAGGACCTACTAGAGGAAACTCAGGTCCACAAGGATTTGGAACTGGATTTGTTCCCAGACGAGAAAGTTAAGTAATGGGCGACCTTCTTTCACAGGGCTTTGAAGCCAATGAAACAAATAGTCTCGTTCGGAAATCTGTTCTTCCGGAAAATCATCACCCAAGTTCTCGATTCACTCTCCATGAAGCTCCCTTTGGTTGGCTTGCAGCAGACATTGTTCACGGAACTCAGGACGGTCCGGTATTTAATCTCGGAACGGAACTTGACGACCGTATGGGCTTTGCCTTTATTCGTGTCTCGGATATCGAAGATATGGCACGAGTTCTCGGAATGGCTACTAAAGATGAAGTGGCTAAATATAAGGCAACCATTGCCCGATTGGAATCGCAGATCAGCATTCTTCCCAAGGAAGTAGGAAAGCTTCAAGATGGACTCGACGACTTGGTTAATGATTTCCGTGGTGTTCTTGCTCGCCATGATCCTAACAACGAGTCTCTTTTTTCTGCTATTCAGGATGGTTCTGAAAGCGATGAATCAGACGGTGGAGAAAAGCCAGCAGCCAATGTTGTCCCTGATAAGCCAGAACCAGCAAATTCTGGACAAGTCAGTAAGCCTTCTAAGCGCTCGCGATCCGCTGTCATACCAGCAGATTCAAGTGATGAATCCGGCAGCGTATCCGAAACAGGGGGAAAGCCTGGAGAAAACGAATTCGGAGACGTCATTGACTTCGACTTCGGATTCAACGCAAATCCCGCCTAACAAATCTTCGGACGAAGAAGATTATGAAACCCTGATAGCCATGAGAGGGGGCCTGACACAAAATGAGTATGACTATTTCACAGAAGCTGGCGTCAATGTTGAAGAGCGATTCCGCCCTTCAATCTAAGGACAAACTTCCGAATTTCAAAGATACCGATGATCCAAAGGGTGACGAACTTGCTGAAAAGCAAGCGGAAAAGATTTACCACAAACAAGTTTCGACTTGGGTAAAGACTAAGTACCTGAAAGCAAAGCAGGATCACGTTGCGATTCATAATCAGTGGTATCTCAACATGGAATTCTTCAAGGGAAATCAATACTGCTCGATTTCACGGTCAGGCCGTATTATCAAGGCTCCCAGTGTTCCCGGTCGTGTTCGGATGGTTATTAACCGTATCCGTCCCACAGTTCGTACCGAGATTTCTCGAATGACAACGCAGAAACCAATTGCCGCTGTTGTTCCTGCCTCCGCAGAAGATGAAGATATTATTGCAGCAGAAGCTGCGGAAAGCCTGTGGGAATATGTTTCGCAGACAAAAGGCTTCGATGATGCTATGGATGATTCAGCATTCTGGACCTCTATTTGCGGCGTTGGTTACGTGCGAAATTATTGGGATGAAAGCGCTCCGACGACTGACAAAACTGAATCGGAAAATCTCGACCTAAAGGGTGACTTCGATTTCTCTGCACCAACTCCGTTCCACATTCTGGTTCCGGATTTGATGGAGAAGAAACTCCAGCGTCAGCCTTTCGTGTTCCACGTTTACACCATGAGTATCGAAGAAGTGAAGGCTCGCTTTGGCGATCAGCTTGATCCTGAAAAAGAGCCAACCACAGTTTCTACCAATGAAATCTTTGAAACTCGTCACCTGAATCACGTTAGCTCGGAACAGTCTGCAAAGCCTGATTCCTGCTTGGTTATTGAAACGTGGATAAAGCCCGGTGCAACAAACCTTTTCCCCGATGGTGGAATGGTAATTCTGGTAGATGATTCCGTCGTCTATTGCTCTAAGGAATTTCCATTCAGTCACGGGGAATACCCATATGTAAAGATCGACGGAGTTCCCTCGGGTGCTTATTATGGTTCCTCTGTAATTGAGGATCTTATTATGCTCCAAAAGGAAATCAACCGGAACCGCTCGCAGATTATTGAAGCTCGCAATGCTTCGACAAAGGCGGGCTATTTTGTTCAAGAGGGGTCTGTTGATCCTGATAAATGGACAAGTAAACCCGGTCAGCTGATTCCCATTAAACCGGGATTCACTCCGCCGACGCCTATCCAGATTCCGCCTTTGCCGGGATTTGTCGATAAGGACCACGAGAATCTTTTGCGAGATTTCGAGGACCTTTCAGGGCAGCATCAGGTTTCTAAGGGTTCTGCACCATCTGGCGTTACCGCTGCAACTGCAATTAACTTCTTGCAGGAACGTGATGATTCTTATATGGCTCCGGTTTATAAGAGCATTGAAAGGGCAACTGAAAATGCTGCACGTCAGGTATTGCAATTGGTCGTTCAATATTGGTCAGTACCTCGTCTTATCAAGGCTGTGGGACTCGACCAAACATTCTCGACTCAGTTTCTTACGGGTGCGGATATCAAGAACGGAACCGATATCCGTATTCAGGTGGGTACTTCAATGCCTACTTCCAAGGCTGCAATGCGGGCGTTCATAACCGATCTTATGAACCGGGGATTTGTTCCTCCGGATAAAGGTCTGGAAATGCTTGACCTCCCGAATATGCGTGCATACTACCAGCTTGTTAAGGTAGACGAAAATGCAGCTAAGCGGGAAAACATGAAGCTGGCAAATACCGATCCTCAGGAAATCACTGCGGCTCGGGAAAATGCAACTCAGCAGAAAGAAATGTATCTCGACAGTATTGGTCAGGATGAAGAAATGGCTCGTGCTAATCCTTCTCTTGCTCAGGCATTGGATCAGTTTGATGCTCCAATGCTCCCTGTTAATGACTGGGATAATGATAAGGTTCATATCTTTATGCATGAGAACTTCATGAAATCTCAGCGGTTTGAGGGTCTCGATCCTGTTATCCAAGATGAATTTGTACGCCATGTTCAATCTCATAAGGATAAGGATATGATGAAGTCACTAGCACAAATGATGCAGGGCGGCGTCGCTGGCGATCCTATGGCAACAATGGGTGGAGAAATGGGCGGTCCAGAAATGGGCGGCGGAACAGACCCTATGCAGGGAATGCCACCCGTTGACGCAGGGCAACCTGCTTAGATAAACTAAACACATAAAACAGAGTCAGGGCCCATAAAAAGGTACAACTCGGAATGGACTTATAATGTTTGAAGATGGTCAGGGCCAAGAGGAATCCAACGAAACAGTTTCTCCGATAGAAGCTGTGGAAACCGAAGGTACAACTAACGAAGAACAGCAGGAACAGGTTAGTGACAATCCTGCTTGGGCCGATATTCTTACACCGGTTCCGCAGGAATTCCACGGTCACTTGAAAGAACACCTTTCCAAGTCCGACAAATACGCGCAAGAGGTACAGCAGAAGTTTGCTCCCTTCAAGCCGTTTGCAGAGCAGGGAATTGATCCTGATTCTATTAATCAGGCTCTACAGTTGGCGCACCTGATTGAGACAAATCCCCGGGGGGTTTTTGATTATCTCAATCAGGCGCACAACTTCACTGCTGCTCAGCAACAGGCAATTCAGGAACAGAACAATAGCCAGGGCCAACCGCAGAAGAATGAGTTTGATATTTCCGATGATGAATCGGATATCACAAAGGACCCTAGGTTTCAGCAGGTAGCTCAGCAAGCTGGATTTGCAACTCAGCAAATTCAAGCGATGCAGCAAGCAGCAATTAACCAGCAGGTTGAGCGTCAACTTGAAACCGAAATGAACCAGCTTAAAACTGATTTCCCACATATTCCGACTCCGGAAGTTGTTCGACGGGCAATCGCAAATGCTCAGCTTTCTGGGAAGCCTGAGGATTTGATCGGTGCCGCTAAAGAGATTGATCAGTTGGGATTCTTTAAAAAGCCTGGTTCTGCTCCTGCACCGCCCAACCTTTCCTCTGGAAATAGGGCACTCCCTAGTTCTAAAGTTTCTGTCGCAGATATGTCTAGTGAAGAACGGACAGCATACGTGGCAGAGCAACTTAGACTTGCTAATGAGGGATAAACCCTCCTGTTCTTGAAAGGATGCTAAATGCCACAGACAATGGCAAATCTTGAGCCCATCCTTAAGGAAGTCTATTCCGGCTCTCTTGAGAAGCAGCTTAATAACGACACGGTTGCATATAACCGTATTAAGCCTTCTAAAGACGGTACGGGAACTCTTCCCCACGGTGGCCGTTATGTAGTTTTCCCGCTCCATGTTTCTCGAAACAATGGTATCGGTGCTCGTAATGAAGGCGAAGCCCTTCCCAATGCAGGAAAGCAGGGCACAGTTCGTGCTCAGCTGGGTCTGCGTTATCAGTATGGTTCTATCGAACTTACTGGTCAGACTTATGAACTGGCAACAAAGGATTACCAGTCTTTTGCTTCGGCAATGGAACTTGAAGTTAATGGTGTAAAGGACGACCTTTCTAAGGACCGTAACCGCCAGTACTTCGGTAATGGTAATGGCCGGGTTGCAACTGTTGTTTCTGTCGCTGGACAGGTAATTACGGTTGATAACCACCAGCATATTCAGGACGATGAACTTCTGGATATTCAGGTTCAGGCAACTGCAACAATTCGCCAGACCAACATTACTGTTACAACGGTCAATGAAGATACCAACGAAGTTACCGTAACCGGTACTTTGACTGGTGTTGTTGCCGGTGACATTCTTGTTCGCAAGGGTTCCTTTAACCGTGAATGGACGGGTCTCGCCGCAATTGTAGATAACGCATCTACTCTTTACGGTATTAACCCGGCTGCACAGCGGCTGTGGAAGTCCGAAGTAAACAATCAGGGCGGCATTGAAACTCCTTTCTCGGAAGCAGTATTCATGCGTATGTCTGATCGTCTGGGTAAGCGCGGTTCTAAGCCGACGGTTATTCTTACGACTGACGGCGTTCAGCGCGCTTATTGGCAGACTCTTGTTCAGCAGCGCCGGTTTACCGGATCGAAGAAATTCGAGGGCGGCTTTGAGGGTCTGGAATTCATCGCTGGTGCAGCTGGCTCCATTCCGATGGTTGTTGATAATGACGCTCCTAAGGGAACGGCATACTTCTTGAACGAAAAGAAGATCAACCTTTACCGTCCGCACGGTTTCCAGTTCCTTGATCGTGATGGATCAATGTGGAAGCAAAAGACTGACGCAAACGGCGTTTACGACGCCTACCGCGCTCACCTTTACGAATACTCTGAATTGGGTACTCGTCAGCGTAACGCTCATGGTGTTATCAAGAACATCGCTGAGGACCCGGCTGTATAAGCTGAATAAATAATAAGAGGGAGTAGGGTTAATTCCCTACTCCCTCTTTTTGTATCTAAATTAGGTAGGGTCAATGACGACTGTACTTGTTTCTTGTTATGAATGCGCTACTCTGGTAGAAGAGAGCGAAGAACTTCCGCTATGTAAGCGGCATAAATAAAGGGGGCTAGATGCCACGTAATGATGATATGAGCCTTAGGCTAGCTAAAGCTGCTCAGAATGGATTTTTTCCTAAAGTAGCTGAAAACGAAATAAATCTTCTCATTAAAGAAGCGGGAGAACTTTTTGATGATGATTCTATTTTCGTATCCGGTCCTGACATTAGCGTTGTTGGAGACTCACTAAATGCGCAGGGCGGCAGCACCGGAGAAAACCCCGGCGGTTTTCTCGCTAAATACATAGATCAGACCGTTTATGTTGATGCTGTGGGCGGAGAAGGCTCTACGGCTATTGTAGCAAGGCAGGGAGGAAACCCCTACCACGTCTATCCTGCAAACGGTATTATCCCCGAATCAGGTCCGGTAACTATTACTGTTACTTCAAATCCCGCTGGTTCATGGCCGCTTCTTCAAAGTAACGGAAATACCTCTCTTGGAAAAGTTTTTGCAGGTAAAATTGCAGGAGTTTCCGGTATTATCTCTTTGGTACAACCGTCGGGTTCAAACGTTGTCCATCAGGGCGATGATTATTACGTTTTTACTCGAACTACGCCGGGTAGTGCTGTAGCGGTTAGTCAGCCAGTAGCGTTTTATACTGACTTTGCCATTGCACGTCGTCGAGATTTGATGATTATCCAAGCTGGACGAAATAGCTTGGCTTATCCGGATCAGGTAGTTGCTGACATAAAGGCAGCAATTAATTTCCTTGCGTCCGGTGAGACTCGTTGGTTGGTTGTTGGCGTACATAACGGCACAAGCGAGCAGAACCCTTCAGCTAATTACACAAATGTTATTACGTTGAATGCCAAACTGGCCGAATTCGCTGGACGTAGATTTGTAGATCAGCGAACCTATCTGATTAAATACGGTCTCGCTGAATCTAGCATCGAACCTACTGCAAATGACCTTGCAGATATTGCCGCAGATACCATCCCGCGATCGCTCTTGTCTGATAACGTTCACTACAAAATCTTTACTCGAAGAATCTTGGGTAGGCTTTTTGCTAATCGACTTATCGAACTCGGTTGGGTAAAGGATACTGGGAAAACACTCCTCATTTCTGATACCTTCGATCGTGCTGATACCAATACACTCGGCCCTCTTTGGACAGGTTCTACAGACTTCTCTATCGTCTCTAATAGGGCGACTCGAACATCTACTTCCGGAACTGTAGTAGGTATTCTTGCCGTAGATATGCCAACACCGGACATAGAAGTAAGTGCAGCAATTACCAAGGGCACGGCAGGAACTGTGGGATTGGTTGCCCGGTATGTTGATGATAATAATCTCTACGGAACCCGAATTTCATCTACAAACGGAAATATGGTTATCTATCGACTCCAGAATGGCGTAGTTACAGCCTTAACTGGCATGGATAACCTTTTCACAGTAGAAGGTAGTACGGTCCGACTCACAATGAAGGGTAATGTTTACAAAATTTATGTAAATGAGGTTCTTGCTCTTACTTACACTGATCCAAATCCTCAATTCACAGATGCTAAGAAGGTAGGTATTCGTTGCGATTCCCACGCTACAGTACGGCCTAAGTATGAGAACTTTACCGCACAGGTAGCGATCTAATTTAAATAAAAGCTGGAAAAGGCACCTGACTGTGGTCAGGTGCCTTTTCTAATGTTAAGATAAAACAGACTTAGGAGGTCTGAAATGCCAGTTTCTAAACTTGGTTCTCCCGGTTACCAGCACCGTAACGAGCGGTTTGCGAACCGGATTAAAAAGTATTTCCCCTCAAAGAGCCTCAATCAGCTTATTGCCAGCCCTATGGGTGCTGAGCAGGAATTTGATCGTCAGGCAAATATGGGTAACATTCTTCTGTTTGAACCGTGGACAGGTTCGGGTGCTCCATCTTTGTCTACTGTTCCCACAGGTGGAACTGCCGGAGAATACTACTTCCGTACCGGAACGCCTAGCACTGCAAATCAGCGCATTTATATCTGCACTGTTTCTGGTTCTACGACGTCCATCGGTACGTTTGTAGGAATTGTCTGATAACTTTTCCACTTCTAGCAGGGGGACTGGAATGGTTTCGACAGAAAGTGACAACTACACCCAAATCAGAGTAGATATAGGCGAGTTGAAAGGCATTCTGACAACTGTGATTACTGAGCATGGGCGACGTATTACGGATATAGAGCAGAATGCCGTTCGACTTCGAACTGATTTGACCGCAGTAAAAGATGAAATCACCAAGGAAGTTACTAGCGTTTCTACTCGCGTAACAACCAATAGTGGTGATATTAGTAATATCCGTGAGGATGTTAAAAACCTGTTCGACCGAGCAGGTCAAAGTTTCCCAAGGACTACAGCGGTTATTGCACTTATTGTCGCAGCCGGTGGTTTCCTTTGGAACGTATTCGGAGGTAAATAGTGGGATACTATCTCGCAGATCATCCGAATCCCAATGCGGGTCAGTACGTAACTCAGCGACGTGGTATTTATGGTCAGCTTTCGGGCACCGTAATTATGCACACAGCAGAGGGTTATGGGGCCACAAATGTAGCTGGGTTTATTGCCAGCCGATCTGACTATGGTTCTTACCATCGTTTGGTCGATCCCAATACCATTATTGAAATGGCACATTGGGAATGGGAAACTTGGCAGGATTCGGAAACGAATAACTGGGCTGTGGGAATCTCCGCAGCGTGCAGGGCAGCAGATTGGCTGGGAATTGAAATCCAGACCCGTCTAAAGTATTACCGTAATCTCGCTATTTGTGCGGCTGATTTTGTTCGTTACATGCGTGAGAATTACGGCATTGAAGTTCCACGAGTTCGGATTTCCGGAGCACAGGCTAGGGCACGAGTTCCCGGTTTCTGTGCTCACGGTGATTCCGGACTTTCCCGTCACGATCCCGGCGTTGATTTCGACTGGGAAACATTCTTCGCTATGACTAACGAAGAACTTGGAGAAGAGGAAGATATGGCTATCTCAGAAGAGCGCTTTGCTGCACTCGAAAATACTGTCAAGAATATCTCTGACGGTCTTTTCAACAACAACGGAAAGAACGCTTCCATTCTTGGCGGCCTTTCTGTGCCGGGTCTTATCAACAAGAACGACGTTGAGGGTATTCGGGTAGACAACGCAAACACCACTTTGATTCTCAATGCTCTCAAAGAGGTTTCCGCTAAACTTGATACTCTTATCAAGAAGTAACTAACAGAAAGTTCCCTAATGTACGAATTTGTTGGATCGACGCTAGTGCCGTCGGAAGTCCTCGAAAACGATGCCATTATCAATCAAGCTTATGATAATCTTCGGATTGCCTATTTGCCTGTGGAAAACCGTAATGACCGTGAGAAGGATAAGCCGTTCGCTATCTTCGATCAGTACGGCGGATACGTCATTAGGGAACTTTCTGAAAGTGAAGCCAAGAGCCTGAACTGGATTCAGAAATGGCTTTACGACAATGATTCTGAGCGCCACGGTGCAGATGTTCTTTACCAGAATATGCTGGACCGAAATGCAAAGGTCAAGGAAATTGCTGAAAAGGCAATTCAAGAAGAAACGCGTGAAAAGCTTGAAAAGGTTCACGCAATTGCAAGCAGCCGACTTCACACCTATAAGATTGATGGTGTAAAAGTCGGAGTCGATGCTCCTTATCTGGGGCTCAACGAACCTAAGGAATAACAATGCCCGTTGAAAAGAGCACTAAGTCTGTCGGTGATGTTCTTACAGCCGTAAAGCGGCAATTCGGCGACGAATCTGGTGTTCAGATCAACGACGCAGATATTATCCGCTGGACTAATGACGCACAGCGAGAGATTGTTGATACAAATACTCTCGTAAATGCCAAAGTTGCCACCACAGACGTGGTTGCTGGGCTGGATACCTATTCCATGCTCACTGATCCGTCTGTGGATAATATCTCCAACATTACTTCAATTCGCTATAATGGCGTACTTCTTCGGCCTATCACTGTTCAACAGGCTGAGGAATTCGCCGTTACTGCGAATGACAATAAAACTTCCGGAATACCTCTCGCTTGGTATTACGAAGAAGGAAATGTAGTTCTTTTCCCAACTCCTACGGATAACGTTACCGATGGGTTGAAGATTCGATTTACGGCATATCCTGAGGACGTAACAAACTCGGGAAGTATGCTGGGAATCCCCGATTCTTATTTCAATGCGCTTGTTCAGTATGTCATTTCTCAGGCTTATGAGCTTGATGAAAACGCACAAATGGCGCAAATGAAACTCGCTCAGTTCGAGAAGAGTCTCGGAATGCGTCAGAATAAGTCGACAAATCAAGGGTCCTCTTATCCCACTATTCGGCTCGACGGAGAGGATGCCTACTAATGTCTGGTAAGCCAATCCTTATCGGCCCCTTTGTTGGTGGCCTTAATAATATTTCCACAGCTGGTGAAGCAGATGATTCTCAGGCTGTGGAATTGGTAAATATGGAAGTCACTCTTGATTCCGCACTTACCTCACGCCCTCCTATGGAAGTTGTTGACGGGTCTTTGCTCGCAAACAATCTTACGGAAGGCTGGAATGTCCTCGGTATTCACAGAGTAACTAGCTCGGAATGGTACCTTATCGCGCAGAAATGGACCGGTACCGATTGGTCGCTGGGTCACATGCTGAACGGCAATGTAGCTGCCTTTACCCAGTTTAAACTTCTCACCGGAGTTTCAAACAAAGTAACAGGATATGCCCAAGTAGATGATTACAGTTATTTCTCTGTGGGGACCGGGGCTTCCATTGCCGGGTTTAAATGGCGGAAGGCGGATGCCAGCCCCACGGACATTGTACAAATGCCTAGGGGAAATATCCTCATTTCATACAAATCCCGTCTCTGGTTGGCTGGTAGGGATTCTTCTACGGACGGAAGTACGCTCTGGTTTTCTAAAATCGATGCCACTGGCGTGCATTTGGATCAATGGAATACGTCCGTAGATTTCTTGAAAGTAGCTCCCGGTGAGGGCGGTTTTATTACCGCATTGCTCCCGCTGAATAACTCGATCCTCATTTTCAAGAATGACGGAACGTGGCGATTCTCTTATCCGAATGCTCCCGATAAAGGACAGGTAGATAAGATCAGCGGAATGATCGGTGCAGCAAACTCTCGCTGCGTTGCTGAATTCGAGAACTTCGTTTACGTGTATGATCAAGGCCGCGTTTATGAATTGGTCAATAACATTTACAACCAGATCAATAGATTCGTGCGATTCGATACGGATTCTATGGCTGTAGATGGTATTGCCAATGAAGTAACCTTGTCTGTGGTGACACGACGATTGATTGTCCGGTATTACAATACGATCTACTCTTACTTTGTAGACACGAAAACATGGTCACAGTGGAGGTCATATTGTGGAACCCCCGGTAAATTCTTTGAACTCCCCGCCGATTCCTCTTCTTCGACGCAATCGACGTATATTGCAGAATCAAGAGGGACTTCGCAATCATTGTCCGCAGAGTTGGCTCCAGATATTAGTGACCCTCTATTTGTTACTTACGCTAATTCCAAACAAGCCGCAGGTCACACAGTTTCTTACATTGCCCCTGATACCGTAAAAAGCGAACGCATTACTAACGGTGTTTCAACTGGGACCATATTCTTCAATCCAGACGAAGAATACAATCTCAAAATGACCGCAGGGCAGAAACTGGTTTTTTCTGGGACTTATGCATCTAGCTTGGGAAACGGCACCGCTCGGATAACTTATCTGTTGAAAAACGGAGCATCTGCAATTGTTGAAAATGCACTTGCAGCTGGTCCGTTTTCTGTCACATTTAGGGCACCTGACGGAGCATTGGCTGGATATCTCACAGTCTATAATTCAGTCCTCACGAGTACGGGGCAATTCTTTAGCGTGCAGAATCCTTCGCTAAAGCGGACTGTGGTCCAATCCCCACAGACATTGATTAAAATCACCGATCAGTACGCATTCAATGCCAACGTCGTTGAGTTTATTAAATGTCACCTGAGAACAAAGAGCTATGATTATCAAGCTCCATCAGCCCATAAGCGGCTTTTCTGGTGGGGCATTGATATGAAAACCACGAATAAGGTTTTGACGAAAGCAATCCCAATTGCCAAGCAGCTTCCTATTTCTTGGGGTCAACTTGAAGCATATACCCATACCCAGCTTTCTCAGGGTACCGCAGGTAATCCGTTGGTTTGGTTGACTACTTCTTTGACTGTTTTGGATGAAGCTGACGTCAGCAACTCTTCAACAGAAAATGGAAGAATCTTTGCGAAGATTCTCAAATCTCTCCGATTTAGACAGATAAGTTTTGAGGTTGATCTTGAAACTTATGGGAACTCGACGACAGGGCCGACAAAGCTCTTCTCGATTACTTCTTATGTTCTGCCCAAGGAGAAGGTCTTTAACCAAGTCAACTAATTGCTAAGGGGGATTGATTAAGCTATGCTAAATAGAGACACATTCATAGACCGTTACAACAAACGGTTCCAGACTGTGGGGCAGCCGGTAAACACTGCGTCTCAGAATACTGCAACAGGTTATTCTGCAAACAATGATTATGCAGTTGGTAGTCGTGTTTACAATGGAGGTTCCCCTAGTCCTCAAGCAGGGGCCGGGGGAGTTGATCCTGCGGGATATCAAACAAGAGACAATGAAGCAAATACCCGCAGGAAATATCTGCTAAAGTATCTGGGAGGTAATCAAAATGGTTAAGCCAAGTCCAATTGGAATGCTTAAAGGAATCAGTGATAGGCAACCGCCTAAACCGCCACCGCCGCCACTGGTTTTCGATTCACCGGTAATTAGGACTGCACCCGCTGCACCTGTTTATCAGGCACCGCGTTACAATCCTCCGGTGAGTAACTACATTCCCTCAGCACCCTCTCAGCAGCCTTGGACGGGGGGTTACAGCCCCGGAACTCCGGCTCCGGCAGCTCCACCGCCCCCGCCTAAGCCTAATTATGAAGGAATGGGAAACGGCGAACTTAAAGGGCACGACGCTACTTTTGCTGATCAAGATGCAATGTATACGGATAAACTCAAGAAATACATTGCGGATTATGATCGTCAGGTTGGTTCCGGAATCTGGGGTAAGCAAGTAAAAGCTGAGGATTTGGGCGGTACTCTTGGAAATGATTTCAAGACCGCTTCTCAGGGAATTGAGCGAAACCGAACTCAGGGTCTGACAAGTCTTTCCGAAGATTTCGCCAACCGTGGTTTGGGAAGTTCTGGTTTGTTCGTAAAGAACCATCAGGATGCATCGAATAACTATGACCGACAGAAAACCGGTTTGGGTTCCTCGATCATCAATCAGGTAAATGATCTCGGTTTCCGCCGCAACAACTTTGAAGCTGATATTCAGGCTTCACTGGCTTCTGCCCGACGCGACGCCCTTTCTCGTTTGGCTTCTTCTCAGTCTCTCGCGTAAGGAACTAACATGGCAGAGAAATCATGGTGGGATGAACTGTGGGGCGGCTGGAATGGTATGTGGGGCGATTTCTCTGAGAATGAGAAAAAGCGCACAGAATCCAATATGGCTAAGTTCCACGATCGTCCTGACTATAAGCAGAATGTAGCAAATAGGAAAGCACAGGAAGCTGCTAAAACTCAGCAACCTTCGACTCCTTCTTATCCTACTCCGCCTAGAGCTTCTATGGATGGTGGTCGTCACGTTCCTAAAACAACGGCCGCTCCTATGGCAGAAACTCAGGCACCTAATAAACTCCAAATGATTCTTGATCAAATCGGTTCTCTTTTGAATGCCGATCCTGAACAAGAAGCACAAGGAATGCTTGCTCAGGTTCGTTCTACTTTCGATGGTGCTCGCGGAACCCTTAATGGAGTCCGTGGCCGTACCAATGAAAACTTCGAAACCTCAAATAAGAATATTGGCGATCTTTATCAGAGTGGACGAAACGAAACTCTGCAAGCCAACAATATTCTGCAAAATAACAGCAACTCTCTTGTTACCGGCCTTAATGGGCTTTATGATGGTAATAACGAAACGTTGTCGAATGAGCGCGATGAAGCAATGAAAACTCGCGCTGAAATGCTGCAACGTATGGGTATTCAGGAAGCTGGAATGGGCGATGCAGGTTCTGTCCAATCCAATGCAATTGAACAAAATGCGTCCAATAAGGGCGGTGCAGTTCAGCAAGCTTTGACTTATGGAGCTTCTGATGTAACAACAAACACCGCTCGCGCTAATTCTCTCATTTCTGAGGGATCAGCACGACAAAGTGAACTTCGTAATCAGCTTACCCAGATTCTTGGGCAGCTGGATATGAAAGAAGCTGAATTGGGAACGCAGCAGCAACAGGCCGAAATGGAAGCTCGTCAGGCCGCTGGCGAATCCTCGAATGCTCGACTCAAAGAATTGCTTGCAACTCTGGAAAGTCAGCAGGGAATGGACTGGGACCGTGAGAAGTTTTATACACAACTCGCGGCAGATCAAGCACAGAATGAAATGCGATATGGTGGGCAATCTCAGGATGCATTTAATCTTGAAGATGCCAACAATTACGTTTCACAAAACGGTGGCGACGCGGGTAAGGCAAATAGTGCTTACACTGACGCCATTATCAATTATCAGGACCCCACAGGCGGGTCTGCACCAAATCCGAGTGAGTCTTATATTGCAAAGAAATTGGTCGAGCAAGGTCTCGATCCTAATCTTGCTTTGGCTTACGCTCGGATTGCTTCGGAAAAGAGCAAGTACAACTCCGTATCCGTAGGATAAGGAAGAACCGATAGGAACAGAAATGGCAAATCCGGCACCGTCTTGGAGAGACGTTTACGCTCTCAAAGCGGGACTAATCGCAGATGAATCCGCACAGTCCCAAGGTAATATAGCCGATTTGCTGAGTAAGGTAGCTTTCCGCGACGGGCTATCAAACTCTTCTGTTTCTGTCGGTTCTTCTGTTTCTAAACTTCCCAAATATCAGGGCCCCGTCGATAAAGATAAGATGGAAAATGAAGCCCTCGACGAAGCCTATAAAAAGGGCGGATGGGAAGGTTTTCAGGCTTCGGTTGCAAAGGTCGCAAAGACCCCTGTAATCAAACAAATCATTGACGTGCTTTCTGTGGGAACCTATGCCACAGCAAACATGGGTAAAGAAATGATTGAAGCCCAAAAGCAAGCTGCCAGTGGAGATATGGTGGGCGGTATTTTACGCTCTCTCGCTTCTCCGGTTGTTGGCTCTGCAAAGGGTTTTTCAGCCGCTTTTGGTAATGACAATGACGTTGTTACTTGGGGCGATAACATCAAAGAAATCCAAGAACTTAGTGGGGCGGATACTGAAAATGATGCTGCTAAATGGGTTCAGGGTATTGGCGGTTTTGTCGGTGACGTTGCTCTTGATCCTCTTACCTACGCTACTTTCGGTGTAGGAAAAGCCGCCCTTGCTGGCGGTAAGGGATTTGCAGAGGGCGGTAAACGAGCCGCTGGAATTGCACGTGAAGCTGTGGGAGAAGCCAAAGCAATTACTGGCTCCGACGCTGTTGATCTTGGGCATAATATCTCCAAGATTGCCGATAAAGCAGATACCGCTGGAATTGCTCAGCGATTCAAGAATGCCGGTTCAGAAGCAAAAGCAGCCTATAAAGACTGGTCTGCAAATGAAGCAAACGGGAAGCTTGTTAAATTCGAGCTTCCCTTTTCTGGCGGTAAAAAGCTTCCTCAGGATGCACCGGATATTGCACCGCAGAAGTTCAATGCTCCGGAAATGGCCGGTCTTGCTGACTTGGTAAATGCTTTGGGAGCAAAGACTGTTGCCACAAATGAAAAGCTCATTCCACGCACAGCAAAAGATTCTCCCGGTTTGAAGAAACTTCTCGATTCTGTTGAAGATTCTCCGATCATCAATAGCACTAAGGCCGATGAACTCGATAAGCTGACTGGTGACTTGGATAAGCTGAAATCTACTCCAAGTGATCTTCATGCAGCAGTTTCTGAGATTGTCACTAAGGTACCTTTCAGCCGCAAACGCTATGACGCTAATACTGTTGAAACATTCCGTCAGGCTGTGGAGAATTCAAAGCCACGGACGATTGAACGTCAGGTTGAAAAAGAAGTTGAGGTTCCAGACTCTGCGCCTAAGCCCGGTCCTAAGGCTTCTATCAACGTAAAGGGTCTTATCGGAGATATCCGTAAAGCTGCAACAAAGGAAGGTGCTGGTGATGAAATCGGTTCGGGCACTATTAAGTATGGTGGCAAGCCCGTTCATCCGCGCATTGTTGCAAGGGATTTGGATAAGGCTACTAACGGCGAACAGATGAAAGCTGTACTTCGCAAACTTGATCCTGAGTTTATTGCGAGGTACAAGTCGGATGTTCAGAATATCCCAACACCTAAGACCAAGAAAGAAATCCAGCTTGAAAACGTCGTAGAGAATGTTGATGGGACTCCGGTTCCGGAAGAAATTCTCGCTATGATTGATCCTGCTCACCACAGTCTCGATCCAATAGCTTTGCGTGATGTTACTGTTCCTACTGGAAATATGAGGGACCGTAAGCAATACATTGCACACCACGCTACAGACGATGAAATCAAGCTCATGATTGAACAGCTTGGGTTGCCTAAGGTAGCTTTGCGGTCGGAAGTTGCCCTTGCTTTTGAAAAGGCTTATAAGGAATTCCTTTCCAAAGAAAGAGAAATCCAAGCCGCTAATAAGGCCAAGGGTAAGAATTTGGTTGATCCGGAAGCTAATCAGAATCTGGCTCATATGCTGGATAAGATTACTCCGGAAGATACCGCTCGTTATCAGGCAGAGAATGTCGTCGAAAAGGTAACCGGCGTTGTCGATGAAAAGTATTCGGAAATTGTAAAAGTGGACGATTTGGCGAAAATGCCGGAACGTACATTTGAAGCAATGGTTCGGTACCAATCAGGTGTACAGCGTAAATACACCACAGCTACGGGGCATAAAACCTCTACAGAGGGTTCTGTGGAAACTGGCGGCGCTGTGCATCCCGGTGAAATGGGAACAATGTCTTTGCTGGCAGCCCATAATGAAATCATCAAGTTCTTTATGGAATCTGGCAAACTTTCTTCTTGGCACAAAGCAGGAATGTATCGACGAATTATGGAAGCTACATATGCCATTGCTCGTCAAAAGGGTATGAATCCTGTTCTGGACCTCGGTAAAAAGACCGCAGACGATGCCCCTATTCCTTTGGGAATGGACGATATCTCTGATATCTTCTATGACTCGGTAAAGAAGCACATGCTTTCTGGGCCTCGGGATAGCATTCAGCCTAACGCTCTCGCTACGGGTGTTGAAATGTTTGCTCGGGGTTTGCAGAAGGGTGATTCTCCTGAGAAAATGGTCGAAAACATTATGGCCGCTTTTACTGGCGATCGTAAGGTTTACCGTTCTCGTTCTACTGCCAAGGGTAAGCGACCTGATTCAGGCGTTCACCAGAATATCATTGATAGCATTCGTGGCATTGATGGTGACGGTAAAACGATGAAGCAGGGAATGGTTCCCTCCATTTCTTGGCGAGTTCAAAATGGTGCCGATAACTTCAAATCCGCTAAAGCTGATTACCTCGACGCTCTCGAAATGACGGCAAAGAAATGGGTCAATTCTCCTGAACTGGCTCAGCGTTTGCAAGCCCGTATTCTCGTTAATACCAAGCAAGCAAATGCAGCGACCGCCGCCGACATTGCTAGGCTCACAAAAGAAGTTGAAGCGGAAGTTATTCGTCTTGGAAATGAAGGTTTCTCTGTGGGAGCCTACATGGACAATATGACTAAACTTCTGAATGATATGGAAAAGGCAGTTTCTCCGGAAGATGCCGTTCGCTATAACACGATGAAAACTTCCATGAATCTTCTCCGAGCCAAGGTAATGACTGAGGGCGAACAGGCCACAATTAGGGCATCATCGGCAGTAAAGGCTCAGACAAAGAAAAAGCCCACCGTGGAAACACGACAGGCTATTAATAAGGCAAATATAAAGACCGTAGATGATTCTGTGAAAGATGCAGAAGTTGCGGTATCGGAAGCTCGTATGGCTGATCCAGAGAATGGGGATTTCTACGACGTAGTTACCGGTGCTTTGTCTATTGATGCTTGGCGAAAGATTCACCCGGTTATGGGATTCTTTAGCACTAGGGCAGGATTTGAAGGTTCGGCAATGTACCGGGCTGTGGGAACTGGATTGCACACTACGGCTCGTATGCAGTCTATCTTCCACAGTAATGTTATGCGGTATATGACTGAGAATCCGAACAAGTTGATGGAGGATTGGAAGACAATTCAGAGTGAAGCTTTGTCCGCAAAGAATAAGTCTGAGTTCGTTCCATCCACAGAATCTGCAAAGAAACTGTACAACGCTATTTCTGATATCTTCGATGTTTCTGAAAACAACCTCATTACTCGAAATGGTATCGGTTCGCGGCACTTCAACGCAGTTGCTGAACAAAAGGGTCTGAGTTTCAAGCTGGACGAAAACCCGAATATGTCTATTCATGAAAACAGCCTTAGCTGGCTCGCTCATGAGGGACTGAAAGACGGTAGGGATATCTTGGATTTTATGTCTAAGATGCACGCTACCGCTGTTCACGTAGCAAACGATATTTCCATTGCTTCGCATTTCGCCCATCAGTTCGGCTCTGCCGTTCCTAAGGATGGGTTTGTAAAGCTTTCATGGACTCGTCGTGCAGGTGGTCGAAACAAGGAAATCAACCGTACTGAAAAGGACGTTGGATTCTTTGATCTTCTTCCAAAGGATTTGTACTACGATTCAATCGCCGCTCATGACATTGCCAATATCCACAGGGTAATGAATGAAAGCCGTGGTATTGGGACAAAGACCTCGATGGGTAAATTCATCAACAATGTCTTTGATCCAGTAACTAACTTGCTGAAAGCAGGTCAGACTACGGTGCGGCCCGGTCACTGGGTAATGTCTATTGCTGGCGATACTCTCCGTAACCATATTGCCGGTGTTTCTACCATTACGCCCTACAAGCATAGCTTTGGAATTATGAAAGCTGGCGGCAGGGAAATGAAGGAATTCGGCGATAATCCTTTGGGCGCTTATGGCTGGCACAAGCAAACTGCGAATGGTGATTTTACTGTTCACGGTAAGGGTGACGGCGTTGTAATGCATGTAGGTGGAAAGCCACAGAAGGTTTCTTATGAATCTCTGTTCCGCATGATGCAGGACGGCGTTATTATCCCTAAGCATGGTGGCGGTGGTACAGCGGAAGATGTTTTGGCTGGCGATATTCAGGGTAAGTTCGGTGCGGCTCTCAACAAGACGCAGGAATTCATTCTGGATAACAAGAAGTTCTCACTGAATGACTTGGCCGCTAACCGAGATAACTTCTCACGTATTACCTTGGCAATTGATCACGCAATGAAGGGCAAGTATTCCAGTCTCCAAGAAATGAAATCTGCAATGGAAGAGTTCGTTACCAAATGGGCTCCTACATCGTCAGACTTCACGGCAAAGGAAGCTAAATACGCTCGTCGTGCTTTCCTGTACTACACATGGTTGCGCGGTATTACTCCCCGTATTATCGACACAATGATGAATAAGCCGGGAATTGCCACAATTGCTAACAAGGCTCTGTACAACATGGCCGCCGCAAATGGAGTTGACCCAGTTTCAATTGGTAATCCGTTCCCTGCGGACCGTATGTTCCCATCTTATTACTACAAGAACATTATCGGTCCACAGATGGTTGGCGAAGGAATGTCTCTGTGGGGCTTTAATCCATCGTCTCCCGTAATTGAAGTTCTCAACTCTATTAGCTCAGGAGCAACAATCGGTGATCCGGTTGGCTCTGCATTGAATGTGGGAAAGACAGCCTTTGGAATGGCTACTCCATTTATCAAGATGCCTACTGAATTGATTACACAGCAATCCAATGGAATTCCGATTCAGGATAATGCGCAATATGTTCAGGATCAGCTTGGTGGAGCATGGGGTGGACTCGCTTCAAAGACCACTGGTAAGCTGATAACTGGGAATGGAAGAACTGATTCTTCTAATGGAGCTACTCCGGAAGAACAGGCAAAGATTGCTAAGCTGCAATTGGCGAACTTCCTTTCCGGTATGAAGATTACCGATTACCAAAGCCCGGCAGCACTAAGATCAGTCCGTGGAGAACAGAAACAAAAGCAGACAGAAGCTAAAAAGAACTTTGAGAGGAATCAGTAATGGTTGTCGCAGCGCCAGTCAGGAGCAATCTTGCTGATTATTTCAATGAAAATTATGACTCCCGTAGTCGTAAGAAAAGCTCTCTGACTCAACGTTTCAATGATGGTATTTCCCAGAAAATGAGTTCTTTGCCGAAGGCTTCTACGCTGTCTCAGCAGCCGGAACCTCCGCAGGAACAAGGCGGATTGGTTGCCCAACAAATGGCGCAATCGGGCAGCCAATCCGTCGCAGCACCTGATATTCAAACAATTAATGCGCAAAACCCACAGGCTCAGCAAGAAGAAATTCAAGTTGGTAGTGGGGCATTGAGGGCACCTATTGCCGCTGAAATGGGGGAAATGACAAATGACCCTATTGCAGATATGGGTAAAGCCCAAAACCGTTTGGAAGCAACAAAAAGGGCCGAAGCAGCAAAGTTAGCTGCACAACAGCAGCAAGGAACTAATACTGGTTCAGCCCTTTTATCGGGTGTTTTTGAAGGTGACGGCAGCGGTAGCGGTCTGGATGGGGAACAGCTGCAATATGCACGAATGATTGCGAATATCGGTAGAAGCCGGGGGTTTTCCGATATCGACATTCAGACCGCTATGGCTACCGCACTTGCAGAATCGGAAATGCGGAACATCAATTATGGTGACCGGGATTCTGTGGGGCTATTCCAGCAGAGAACTTCTCAGGGCTGGGGTTCAATTCAAGATATTATGAATCCCACTTATTCAATCAACAAGTTTTATGATGCATTGAGTAAGGCAGCTAGGGGAGCTAATCCTTGGAATACTGCACAGAATGTTCAGCGCTCTTTCGATCCGACTGGTAGTAATTATCAGGCTCGATGGGGAACCGCTCAGGCAGCATTCCGTAGTATTTATGGCGGGGCAATGTCCTCACCCACTGTGGGATCAAATGGGGCCGCAACCTGGATTACCAACAATACCGGAAAGTATCTGGATTACGATGGTTGGTATGAAGCACAATGTGTAGACCTCTACGATTTCTACACCACAGGCTTTGTTGGCGGTAAAGCTCCGATGGTTGGTTATGCAGATGAAATCTGGAACAATCATGACCGCGGTGCTTATATGCAAATCGCTAACAACCAACAACCTCGCTATGGTGACGTTGCGGTTTGGGGAAGGGGTCCCGGTACTCCTATGTCCCACGTTGCAATTGTTCTCCAAGACTTGGGAAATGGGTATGTAAAAACCCTAAGTAATAACGCAACCTCCGCAGGTTCCAAGGGAGCTAGTGCTGTGGTAACAACCACTAAAGCTGCTTTGCTTGGATATTTGCGCCCACGAAAGCTGGCATAAAATGTTTATTAAAAGTCCCGCCACCCGCGCTTACATTTACGGTATTCTCGTTGCTGTTGGTGCTATTGCACTTGTATATGGGCTGGTTACTGAGGAACAGTTGGCTGTCTGGCTGGGTTTGGGCGGCTCTATCCTTGGCAACGGTCTTGCTCTTGCTAATACTAATAAAGGCGCTCACGAAGCCTAAGGGCTAGTCACAGACCCGTTCTCGGGGACGTGACTGCCCTGCACTTACCCCTGAACGCCCTGAGGGCCGGTAGCTATTTGTTAGCTACCGGCCCTACCCTTTTATTATAGACAGGTCTCACTCACTAGCACAACCCATCCGGCGAAATTTCTTTGTGACAACGTTAGTAGGCTCACTTGACAGCGACTTGCTAGCCTATGCTACGGCTGTTAAGATGATCCTATGAGACACAAATACAGTCCCAAGAGGGACAGACGGCGCGTTGATTGGACTCCTGAGAGTAAGTGCCTGGAGTATCCTCGTCTCTTTACGGGGGATGAATCTAAAGGAAGAATGGACATAGCAAGGCCCATATGCAAATCATGTCCAGTTTTCGACGAATGCTTGAATTATGCAATCGTAAATGACATGTATGGCATATGGGCCGGAACTACTACAAATCAGCGAAAAGATCTTCCAGAGAAAGTGAAGCAGCGAGCTTTTCGTCGGACTTCACCGGAACCGACGTTTCAATCTTATCTGAAGAAACCGGAAGTGGAACTTCCAAAGAAACCTCCAAAGATTGTAACGAAACGTCCAGTGGCTCCGGATTTTCTCGAATCTGGAAATCTGCCTCAGACGCATACGACGTATCTTGCTGGGAAAAATACGTCTCCTTCGGTACGAATGGTTGAATCTCCGGAAGAACAAGTTCAAATCCTAGATCAGCTTCTGCTTGGGCTACAATCGCTTTCATCGCTTGCAAAGCCTTTAGCGGAATCAGCCTAGGTTCTCCTCGGGTCTCCCACCTTTCTTTTTTCAATTCCCTGTTCGGTTTCCAATTAATGCCGAAGTGAGTTCTCAAAGCCCTGATCGTACACTCCTGAGAGCAATAAGCAACGGCTTTATAGTAGGACAAGAATGGGTCTCTGCATTCCTTACAAACCTTTGTTATTCTCGGACTCAACGGGAATTCCAAAGCATAAAGAACACCCTCTCCCCTGAATGCAACGCGTTCAGGGGAGTCTTTTTTCTCTTCTGCATCGGGCATTGTTTCAAACTCAGTTTGTGAAACACCGTACTTGGCCAGCAATGCCGCCACAGCATCATTATCTGCATTCTTCTTTGCCACAGGAAACTCCTTAGAGATTCAGGAAGTCGTCCAAGGAGAAGTTCTCCAAGAAAGGACGATTCAATTCGACCATTACATCATGACGCATAGGGTTACTGCATTTAGGGCATTGCTCAAAAATAAGGTCTTTTACCTTAGCATAATTCCAAGCTGGGCCGCCCCCGCCACAGCGGCAAATATCAGGGTACACCCTATCGGGAACGCTAACTGGCGAACATCGGTTTTGTATAAAGGTTTCAGCTTCAAGCTGAGTATGAAAGCCAGCAAGGCGTAAATTAAGACGAACATTATACACATTAAACTTACCGCTTGTAGGTTTTCCATCTTTTATATCCTTCATATGTACGCTGACGTCTTGCCAGATTCGGTAATCTTCTGGATTGGTATAGATATTCCCCATCATCAGAGTTCATCCCTAATAAAGATCACTGCCATTACTAGTAAAGCAAGTAGGATACCTGCGACTACCCATGAACAGACAATCCCTACAACATTCCAAGCCGCTTCAAATTCTTCCATTACAGTTCCCCATTCTGACGCATTCTGATTTCCAAAAGTGTTGGAGCAATACGGAGTTTAATCATATGCCATCGCCCGATATTCCATGCGTCCAACATATGTGAGATAGCTTTCGGAACTGACTTATCGACCTTTACTCCGGTTGCTTTCCAAATCGTCGGCTTCTCTTTTGTTTCGTATTCGACGTATTCAATCCCATGCATTTCACACCAGAATTCAATACGACCGATGTTTTCAGCTGTCACGATTTTGATTCCAACGTTAGCGGAAAGATCACGCTTCGTTTCTCGAATTCGATAAGCTTCAACTACAACGACGTCTACAGGATTCTTATCAAGTGGCCAAGCCAAAAGAAACTCGGTAAGCCTTTTGGTTACTACGTCTCCGTAAGCAAACTTTGTTGTGTCTGTGGGGTCTACCTGTTCAGACTGATAAGCCCATCCAGTTGTGCCTCCGGGATCAAATGATAGAACCCTCATAGCATTCCTTCTTGTTGTGGAGGATAATAGTTCCCTCAGGCGTATATTTGTAAAGATATTCTTCGGGACGTTTCAGCGGTTTGCAACAGCTTTCGCAAACCAGTGGAGTTTTACCTCGATAAACATCAAGACCCCATCCCTGTGGAACTTTAGGTCCGGTATCAGAAATCCAAGGTTGAAGTGGAACTAGATTTCCCGGTTCATTTTTCCACTGTTCCATCATCTGTCCTTTCATTATGAATCTTAAATTCTACGAATCCGTCTTTTGATAGGTTATCCTTGTTGACCAAGAAAACTGTACCCCGCTCCAATGAATCGCTTAATATTTGCTGATATTCTTTAGCTACTAATTCAGCAAACAACCCTTGTCTCGAAGTTACTGGCTTAAACTCTTTTTCAATCAAATCTTCTTCACGGAAATGAGCTTCGCTGACGTAACCATCTTCATACGATTCACGAATGAGTACTGCGTTAGCATTAAATCTTCGATTTATGAATACTTCGTCAGTTCCTATTGAGATATGCTCTCGACCAGATTCAAAATCACCAAGTACGTTCATTTCGGGATCAAAAGCTTGTAGCTTCTCAATCAATTCACGAACTTTCATTACTTGCTCCAAGCGTGAGCGTCCACAGCAAGGTGAACTCCGAATTGAGGGCTGGTCATTACCTTCTCAATCTCGGGAAGATAATACTGCTCTTTCCCAATGGCGATTTCCCAAACAAGGGAGTCATGAACCTGTAGAAGCATACGGCATTCTTCGTTTGCAATCTCTCGGTCTGCTTTTACCATTACGTCGGTAACAAGATCAGCCGCGCCGCCCTGAACGTAAGAGTTGAAAGCTTTGTAGTATTCACTACCGGGATATTTGAAATGCCGGGCACGTCCGGACCATATGCCAATTTTCCCTGTGGATGCTACTTGTCGCCCGGCTGCGTTTCCTGCTTTTTTGAGGTTGGGATAGCGTTCATAAAAGTTTGCAATAATTTCGGTCGCTCTTGATTTAGACACTCCAAAAACGTCCATAATTCTTTGAACTCCACCACCGTACTGAATGGAGTAAGTAAGGGTTTTGACGTCTTGCCGTTCCATTTCAAGTTGAGCCGCCATTTCAGTGAATATGTCCCGCTGTCCATCGTTAAAGATTTCAAGGAGTCCTTCTTCACGACTTGCAGCGGCGGCAAGTCTAAACTCAAGCTGGGAATAGTCAAGTTCCCAGAGTTTATATCCGTCGGCAGGGATAAGGCAGCTTTTAACCGCTCCATTCCAAGGTTTGTCAGTTTCTTTTGGAATTTGTTGCAGGTTAGGGTCAGCACATGAAAACCGTCCGGTAACTGTTCCAAAAGGTTTGTATTCTGCTCGTAGACGTCCATCACGTTCAACGAACCGCTGGTATGGTAAATAGTAACCAGATACTGCTTTTTGCCAACCGCGATACGTGAGAATTTCCTTCGCAAGGCCATTATGCTTCTCTTCTCGTTCAAGCATGAGGTCGTAACGCTTCATGGCTTCTTTATCGAATGTGGGATTACCTGTTTTCTTTGAGATAATCTGGGGAAGTCCAAGTTCCTCAATAAGGACTCGTTGAAGAAATTTACTAGAGCTAGGCTTTCCACCCACCCTATCTTCAATCTCGGCCATTATTTGTTCGCCAGTTTCCTGCTCACGCTTACAGCGATCAACGTCAATTCTGACGCCCAACCGCCGCATCTTTGCGAGAACAGAAAGAGTAGGGGCACCAATCTTCTGCCAGTAATTCAGAAGCTGTGGGGTAAACTCTTTGTTCTTCATCTGAGCTTCAAGAGTATGGAATGTTCCCACAGCATCTGCTTTGGCGTACTTATGCATAATCTCGCTAGGCATTCCTGCCCAACCATACGCCAGCAAAGCCAATTCAAAGTCAGGGTCTTTTTCCTTGGCGGCGTATCCGAGAAACCTTAGTGAAACAGCATCGAGTGAATACTGCTTACTGTTTTCATCCAGCAGGTGTGCAATTCTTTGAGTGCAGTAAAACTTCTCCACATTGGGATATCCCGCATGGTGGAGGACATTCTTATCGAAGATAATATTATGGGCCGCGAGGGGCTTCTCTGAGATAGCATCGAGAAGTTTGAATGCATCCTCTTCATCGAGATTAACTCCGCGCTTATGGTACATCGGAAAGTATTCTCCAATGACGCCCATATCTGTACGGAGAGCAATACTGAATCCCAGCATGGTATCTTCGCCGCTGTGAACTTTCAGCCCTGTTGTTTCAGTATCAAAGGACAGTAGCTTTGCATTCTTAATTAAAGCCAGCCATTGATCCAAACCCAAATTCGAGAGTGGGACTTTCTTTCCCGTCTGCAACATGTATCTCTTCTTCCTGTTCGCTCTCAATTTTAAACGTGAACTGATCTACGCCATTAAGAATCAATGGCTTGGGAGAGGCACCGATTCGCGTTTTCATGGCATGGAATTCTGTGTACTTTTGTCCCGGAGGTTTCCACAGAGCCATAACCGTTGCGAGGTCGGTTGTGCCGAATGTATTTCCATAGAAATCATCCAACGTAGGCGGTTTATCTTTTCCCATTTCGTTAGCTTTCTTGTTGTGGTGAAGCAGCAGGAAAGTAACGTTGTGTTTATTGAGTGTCTGTTTGAGCTTAGTCATGATCGCTTTGGAAACCTTTTCATTCAGGTCCTCGAAAGCAAGCGACGACATAGCATCAATAATAACGAACTCAGGCTTTTCTTCCTCGATAAGGTAATCAAAGAACTGAATACCGTCAGGAGTTGTCAGCGACATTGCTTCACCCTGAGGTACAAGGCGGAACATTTCGTTGACTTCTTCCAGGTCCATATCGCTTTCACCGACAAGGGATTCGATAAAGTACATCAGCACAGGACCGCCCATTTCCAACGAGATAAACATCGTCTTAATGGGACCGCCCATGCAGTTCTTATATCCAAGAAAGTCCGTACCTGTAGCCAATGATCTAGCAAGCTGCAAGGTAATACGTGACTTACCAACACCGGGCCTAGAAGCCAGAGCATTAATAGAACTCTTCGGAATAAGATTCTCGAAAATCCAGTCGAACTTAAACTCGGCTTTGAGAAAGTCGTTGATACCGAATACGACAGGCCGCATAACTTCGGTTGTAGTCGTTTCGACCTCAAACAAATCACTAGGATACTTCACTCGGGCTTTGTTGATAATGTCTGCGATTTGTTTTTCTCTGTCGTGCCTACCAACAAACTTCTGCCAGCGGATATCGACGTCATTAATTACCGCATACATTGCTTCGTCACTCATGCCAACTTCGGCACAGAAGTAACTAAGCCTAACCATTGAATTACTACGGTCTAATGGTTTGTCGTTCTTGAAAATTTCCAAGTGGGTGTTATCCCAATGGTACTTCGCCATAACATCTTCAATCGGAGGTATGTTTCCGAATCGAATAATGTCTTTGATCTGCTCTTTGATAGGCGGCAGAGAAGAGAAGCGTTCAAGGCTGAATGCTTCCCTATTGAAGTAAGCAATTGTTACACCGGGGGCCGACCCGTCACTGTTCTTTCGTAGCGGCTTATGATTGTGGGTAAATGGAGGTCGGAATACATGGTCGATATTCCAACATGCTTTATCGGCATTCAGGAAGTAAGCAAGTTGCCTATTGACATTTTCTACTTCTTTTGGTAGGTAGTAATTATCAAGTATCCAATACCAGTGCTCCGCTGCCTTCTGAGAGCTTTGAATCCGGTATGTAGGCTGTGGGAGTCCAGCAGCTTCCAAGGCCAGGAGCGCGGCTTCTGGGGCTGATTGTCCGTCCTTGTAGCCGTCGAGGTCCACCACCAAAATGCGTGATTGCTTCGCTGACTCTTTGTTTTTCCCAGTCGGCTTATCAACATATGTTGCCGGAGAAAAGTAAACGTCTTTGCCTTGTGCATCATAAGCAAAGATATTGCCTACAATCTTTTCAGCTTCTGACGGCCAACCCAAAGGAGATGAATTAATGAAAACATCGGGCTCAGGTTTGAGCGATAGATATACTTTGGATTCCTCCTTCCCCCACATATGAGAGAGAAAGGAAAGGAGTCCGTCCTTTTCAGACAAGATTTCCCCTAATGTTAGTTGGATTTGGATAAAGACAGCTATGGCGACAGAGCCACTCAAACTCTGTCGCCATAGCCTTTACCCGAACCGGGTACTCTTTGCTACTTTAGTTGTTTGCCCAACCTGCAAGGGCATCCATATCAATCGCAGCATTTTCCACCGGAGCGGGGTTTGCCGCAACCTGACTCGGAGCAGATGACTGCGCCCCCTCGCCATTGTCATTCCGAGTGAAGTTGCGGACAGTGTTGAAATCAGGGTTGTTTTTCTGGGGACCCATCCAAGCCTTACCCTTGATTCCCATCAACTTAGGTCCGTGAATTGCAGGCTTGAATTCCTGCAAAGCACCTGCCGGAATACCGAATGCCAGCAAATCCTTCTTGTAGTTTGCCAGCAGACGCATATTCATAGCCTGCCAATCATCACGTTCCTGAGAAGTCCAAGGAATCGTACGGTGCATGATCTTTGCAGACTTACCGGCTTCCGCTCCACCAACAATGGAAATCTCTACCTCAAAGTAGGGGATATCCTTGTGAGTGGCAACGCCAGCACCGGAGATAACTACATCATAAGTGTTTGCAGGAATCTTGAAGGGATTCTCGTCTACATCGTTGGCGTTGACTCCGAAAGCATCCCACATTGATTCAGACATTTTGTTTCCTAACTGTTAGCATAGCATTAATTTGTTTGGCATAGCATTTGCATTGTGTTACTAGAGTAGGGTAGCTGATCTATGGGGGAAGAATCAACTACCCTACTCTTTGGGGGCGCAAAGTTATTTGTCGTTTAATATGTCCCTCAGCAGGGCGCATACCCACCAAATTTATAGTCCTGAATTTAGAAAACTTTCAGCACTTTTACTGTGCGACTGAGAAGATATCGTCGAAGTTGATTGCGGGTTTTGATTCGACGGGTGCAGACTCTTCGCTATTTCCGTCAACTGTTCTGGCGTTGTTATCTTGGAGCGCATCACCCACAGGATTTCCTCCGCTGTTACTTTGTTCAGATTCTTCCGGGACAACTCGTATTTCGCTTTGAGTTTCTGGTGTTTCTTCCAAACTCGGTCGTACTTGCTCGCCCTGCGGACTAGCTTGAGGCTTTTCTTCAACCCCATTAGGGCTTGCCCCAGCGTTGGACCATTTGTGGTAGGCATCGGCAATTTCCTTTACATTCTGAGCGTAGAATCCAAGGCCGCCGATACGGTTCTTGGCACATACTTGATCATTTCCATGCAACTGGATTGTCACACTCATCTTTCCGTCTTTCTCTGTAGAAGAAAGGTAGTAGAGAGAGTGCATAACTCGCATGAAAGACTGGCTAGCCTTTTCGAAAAAGTCCGGTTCTATGTATCCGGTTTTCTTCTGGAAACGGGGGTGGCAGATGAACATAAAGTTAATGTCCGGGGTTTCCAAGACGTCATTCAGAATATTCTGCATGTGCATCTTGGCCGTATTGTACTCGGGCCATTCAGGAGTATCAGGGTCCTTGTACTTACCCTCTGCCTTTTTCTGAATATGCCGCAGGTTACAAATGGATTCAACGTCCATATCAAACATGGTGTTGAACTCGTCGAATACCACAGTCCCAATCTTCAAAGCTTCCCGGTACTGTGGGTTTTTCAACATCGCAGTAACAGCACTAACCTGATCGAAAGATTGGAATGGCATTTTCTTTACACGCTTCATCAAACCGGGGTAGTTCTTCAAAGAACTCCAACCCTTGTTGGTAAAGATATAAAGGATGATCTTATCTTCCGGAGTAATACGCTGTGCCAACTCCATTGTGGCTGTGGTCTTTCCAGCACCTGCCGGACCGTAAATCGCACCAACGAATTCGGCTTTTTCATCTTCCATAGAAGTCATGGAAGCGAGCAATTCATTTACGTTGAATGACTGAACCGGCAAAGGTTGGCTTGGCTTTTCGTAATCAAATTCACCCATTATTTGACCGCCTTAGTTCCAATTCTTCACTGTAATCTATGTACTGTTGCGTTTCTTTATCATCTTCATGGCGGGAAAGCCAATCGATAAGATGCTGAATGGGTACCTTTTTAATAACAGCTGAGTAGTGAGCCATTACTTGCTCTCTTCCCAGACAATGTTCATGCGAGTAAGCATCTTCTGAATATCCTCATTACCGCCACGTGCAAGGTGAATTGCCTGAGCATAACGGGTTTCTTTGAGAATTGCTTCCTCAACAAGAGCATCGAGTTCTTGCTCTGCTTCGTGAGTTTTCTTAGCATCTTCCAAAGATTCAACATTTACCTTGGAAACCAAGTAGTTGTTTGCATACTTTGCTTCATCCTCAGAAGCTTTACCCTCATAAGTAGCCACAGCCAGACCATGCTGAGTTCCAACAACAACTTTGTCACCCTTTACCAGCCCATCGAGGTTAGTAAAATATGCGTAACGCTTGAGGTTTCCCGCTTCACGATTCCGGTGGTGGGCTTCGATACCGTCCTGAAAAGTTACTGCGACTGTCTTAGTAGCCATATTCATTCTCCTTATAACCAATTGCTTTGAGTGAGGTTGAATCTTTACCGTTCATTTCGAGTTGGCAAAGATCGATAAATGGACAATACTTGCAGTTGTTACCAAAGGACCTGACATAAGGACCTTCATGTTCACGAATCTTTTTGAGTGAATTGAAATGCTCTTGAAATGAATTCTTGATTCTATCGTTTGTCAGCTTCACAGGAACAACAGCTGTTGTTTCCGGAAGATTCTTCATATAAGGCCGCGTCCGTATGAAGTTGTAGTACGCAATCTTTACATCATATCCCCGTTCTTTCAGCGCCCTAAGAGCACCTGCATACTTGGGAAGCTGTGGGTAAATATCAACAATGTTCTCGTCGTAGAAGTCGGCAGTTGATTTGTGGTCAACAATGGCGATCTGCCCATTCACTTCAATGATAAGGTCTACCGTGAAAGGATATTCCTCTTTTTCATTCAGGGGAAGATAGTAAGTCGCTTCAACTTCCAAAATCTTCCACCCAAGTTTAGGCCACACATTCTCGAACCAATAGATCATTCGATTGCCGACCTTATCAAAGAAAGCAATGTTCTGATAAGCAACCTGCAATGCTTTAATCATTGCCATGCTATCAGGTTCCCCCTCTTTAATACTCAGGAAGAACACTTCAAATACCTTGTGAACGTAACTTCCAAGAGCGAGTTGCTGTGGGGTTTCTTTAGGGGCAAGTTTATCTATGTGAGCGTACTCATAGCGTTTCTCACAAGCGTTGAAAGCTTCAATCGCTGAATGACTAAGACGCTGCTTTGTTTCGTCCTTAGGCATTTTATCATTACGTTCTTGCATCTTCTTTGTGCTTTCCTTTGTAGGAGGGAGCGGTATTCTGCTCTATGTATCTAGTGTAGCATAGAGCAGAATACCTGTCAAATCGAGATTGTTAGCTAACTTTATCCTTCCCACCTGTAGGAACCTTCATTTCTTCCAGTAGGATTTCATGTTTGTCAGCGATTAGAATTCCTGCCAAAGGGGATATGGATTTACCTTCTGGCGGAATTGGTAGCCACGTTTCTCCATTAATTGGTCGAGGCTGAGGATAAAACTTGTCATTAGCGGCGTGCCAGCGATTGTGACAGAAAGTGCAGATAACCGATATATTGTCTCTCGCGTTGTTGAGAGTCGATTTATCTGGTCCATGGTGAATATTAGTTGCTGGTCTCCCTGTACATCCAAAGACAGGGAGAATACCACCACCGCATTGTTTCTTCCATGCCCATTCGCAAACCTGACCCACCGCGATCGGATATAGTTGGGCCGCACGCTTTCTGCCAGTGGAGATTGCGTCCTTATATAATCTCTCACCTTCGCTTTGTTCATCAGATTCTGGGTTTCCAGAATCTCGTCGAACAGTAAGCTGCTCCATTCCCTCTGTCTCTGTGTTTTCCCTCCCCGCCGTCCTGCTACAATCACTCGGCCATAAGCAGAAGGATTCAGGGAATCCCACCGCACAATAGGGGCACCAAACATTTCCTGTTCCACTCAATTCGCCACCTGATCGTGAGATTCATCCCACTGTTTGTAGAGTTCACGGAAACCATCAGCGGATAGCCACTTACTTTCTCCGTCTTTTGTTTTGAATCCAATCCACAGGGTATCGAGGTAATCGACTCTCTGACCATCAATACTCGGATCGAATTGGCGGGGAAGAACAGGCCGGTCTGATTTACCTAGCGTAACGTGCCAATTCTTATCCCAACCGATTTCTTTATTCCAAGGGAATTCAACAAGGGCGACGTCGAAATAACGCTCCTTGTCATTATTGGAATTGTACCAGTTGGCATAGCCGTTTACCCGCACCATACAAGGCATACCTCTGTGAGGCATATGCCATTGGGTTTTATCAATGGGGACAGCAATGTTCAGCTTCTCTTCCCATTCATCAATCTTTTGTAGCAAATCCCACAGGCTAGGAAGAGTACCGATGTACTCCATTGTTACGTGCTGATTGTCTTGGTTTTCTTTGCTGTTGAACTGAAAGAGTTTGGGCCTAACTGCTAGGAATACTTTACCCCCCATAAACTTGTTCTTCTCAATAAGGTCTGGCATTTAGTCCTCCGACATTCCAAAGAGTTTGGCCATAAAGGCTTCAGGTGGCTGAGTCATTGCAAGGGCAAGGGAAATATCGAGTGCCATATCGTCGTGAATAAACACAGCACTGATGAAATCCTGTATTTCATGAGCACCTTCAATACCTACCTGAGTAGTATTGGTGTTCTTTTGGATAAGCCAAATTCCACCGGGAACTTCGACAGTAGTTGTAGTTACATCAGAATTCAGGATGCTATTTTCTTTGAGCCCGTTCTTCTCAAAGAATTCTTTAAGCAATGCTTCTGACTTTGCATCTGTTGCTTCGCACTTATCGCACATATTATTCTCCATCTTCTTTGTGGCGCCTTTTCAAGGCATTAAGCATTACTGAAATACATTTGTTGCAGAGCAGCATATCGGAAACCATGCCGTCTCTTACGGACATATCTACCTGTGCCCAATTCTCAGGGTAATGCCAGCCATGCTGCATATCCTCTTCCTTATTCATTGGAAGAGCTTCTTCGTTGCAGTTATCGCAACACCATATGATCGTTGTTCTAGTTGCCATTAGATTCCCTTTACAGTATCGAGGAAGTTGTGGAAGTCCTTGGACATATCCACTTCAAGGTTGAACCCATCAATCATATTGCGCTTGCGATCATTGAGTTCTTTCATCCACGTATCAATGGACTTTGCTACGCGGGGAATCCAGACGTGAGTTTCTTCTGTCTGTCCCATTCGCTTAGTGCGACGGTAAGCCTGTTCATTCTTACCGGGGTTCCATTCTTCATCCAGCATTACCATTTCGGTTGCATGGGTGAAGTTCAGACCAACACCGCCGGTTTTGAAATTAGCAAGTACGACGTCCCATTTATATTCACCATTATTTTTGATGACGTGTCTACGATCAAAATCTCGTTTAACCTCAGATTTGATCGTCTGTGAAGTTGAGCCGTCATACCTAACTGCTCGAACTCCAGAATCAGAAAGCCGCTTTTCCAACTCGGAAAGTCCCGTTGCAAACTGACTAAATACAACGACTCGTTTACCTTGTCCGAGTTTCTGGCGGATTTTCCACTCAACCCAATCAATTTTAATTGATTCCTGAACGTCGTCTCCCACAGAGAACTGGAAAGGGGTCCCATCTTCATATTCACCTGTGAGGGTAATGCCGCCGGGCCAAACAATTGCCTGACGTTGTCGTGTAATGAGAGCGATTTGTTCAATGACAGAAGTTTTACGATTGTTGTCAAGGATAATCTGGGAATGTTCTGCAAGTTGCTTCATCACCTTTCGCTGATCAAGATACGCATCTGATGCAAAAGTAAGCGGGAATTCTTCACGGCATTCTACACAGGCCGCCAAGTGCTGTGGGGATTCATCATGAATGTGCTGAGTAGGAAGTTTAATTCCTGCTTCTTCCATTGTTCGGACAACCATACGGCCACCGAGATTCTTCATGAGAGAAGTTACGCCGCCGCTACGGAATTTCCATTTCCCTGTGTAGTAATCCTGCTCACAATAGAACTTGAGAAAGTCCCGCTTCTCGGGGAATGCGTATTTATCAACCAAGTACAGCGCCGGGAAGATATCCTGTGGTTCATTGAGGATAAAAGTTCCAGTCAAAGGGAAGAAGTGTTCGACGGAGGTTTCCGTTTCATCCTTGTGATTCCCGTACCGGAGGTATTCCAGTGCATCAAAGTAAGAGCCTTTGAGGTTCTTTGCTTCATGGAATTCATCGACAATCATTGTGTCGAATTTGAGTTCTTTCAACTGATCAACAAACTCAGCGTTGTAAAGCTGTTCACGGTTAATGGTAAGGATGAAATCCTGCCCACGCTCAACTCGCTTTTTAAAGATCATATTCATGAGAGCTTTACGTTCTGTGGGATCAGCATTTCCCAGAGACATTGTGAAGCGGTGAGGGCTCCACATCATGCATTCAAGAGTGAAGTTCTCACAAACATCACTAGGCGTAACAATCAATGTCCGGTGAGCCTGAACCATATCCAGAGTCATGATAATGGTCATTGTTTTACCAAGGCCCATATCGTCGCCAAGCAATCCGCTTCCATGCAAAGCGAGAGTTGATGCACCCTCCCATTGATGATCAAATGCCTGAGTTTTCCAAGCTGGATTCAATTCATCTATGTGACGCTTGAATCCTGCGACAACACCAAGTCGCTTATCATTGATTTCTTTCTCACGGCGTTCTTCTTCAAGACGATGTTCTTCTTCTGAAATACGGCGTTCGGCGTCATGTTTCTTTTGAGCCGCCATATTGTACTCAGTATTCTTGTTGTCGAATTGCTTACGCAAAGCTTCGACCATCATCTGAGCTTTCTTGAATTCTTCACGCAATGCAGCGCGTTCTTCTCTCAATTGTTCTTCGAGAAGTTCAGCTTCCACAGCTTCCTGCTTAGCCTTATCAAGGGCTGTCAGTTCTTTAGCTATTGCAGCTTCAATTTCTTTCTCAGTTTCCTTTTGTTCAGCTGCCATTTCATCGAACATGGCCCCGAAGTCAATTCCACCGAACTCGTCCTTTTCAGGAACTACTATCTCACCGGATTGAGTTTCTTCAACTACTTCATCAACGGTATATCCTGCCCAAATACCGTCTTGAATTACTTCCGGCTCTTCTTTGGCCGGTTCCGGCTCTTTTGCATACCCTACTTTGCCGATTACGTTATCTTCGAGCATCTTACCGAAATCAAGGCCGCCCTCAGGCTTTAGGTAAGGGTTCGCTTCTCGTGCTTTCTTTTCTTCTTCCTGACGGGTGTTCAATAGGTTATCAAAGAAATCATCAAGCTCAGACATTAGTGTCTCCTAAATTTGTTGAGTAATCGGGCAAGTGTACCCGATCCATATAGGTACACGGTAACACAGGCTATGAACAAGATGCCGAAACCGACCCCGTTCATTTGTTTGCTTTCTTCAATTGTTCTTTGCGGAATTGTACGGCATCATACATTGATTTGATACCATGCTCCAAGACGGTCAAATCATCTTCACTGCTAACGCTCTTATAGAGCAAAGCCAATACGTGATTGATTTGGTCGCGGGTAATAACGTCTCCCACAGGGATTGGCTCGATTTCCATGCAGAACTTATGGAAACCTGCCCTTTGTTCATCAGTGGCCTGTGGGAAGAATACCACCTCGGCCGCACTGGTTGTTTTCTTGACGCCAAGATGCTTATCAACCATTTCCTCAGCGAATGATTTATCCTCAGCGCCCTGCATGTAGAATTTCATAGGCGTAGTAGTTGTCTGAGATACGCCGCCCATATCACGGATACGTTTGCGGATTGTTTGAACGGTGAGTCCTGTTTGAATAGCCAATTCATTATAGGTCATTGGCTTTACTGATATGAGAGCGCGTATTGCTGTCTCATTTGCAGCGGCAATCTTAGCGTAATTACCGCCGCCCCTGTGATGTGCCATTTAATCCTCTTCCTCAATGTGGAATACATCCCACGGATATGCTGTCACTCGATATAAGTCATTACTACCAGCTGCTAAGTCTAGATCAATGACAATTGTCTTATCATTATAAGACTCGTGAACAGTGCCTGTTTGAGTGCCACCGTTTAAATTTACCCGTACTTTGTCGCCTTGATTAAAGATCATGACGTCCTCCATTGTACTGCTGTATCGGAACCTACGTGGAAGATAAAGAAAGTGATCAGGAAATATGTTCCCGCTACTAACTTATGTGTGCAAACGAGCGTACGGAAATGATCTGAACTTTCAGCATTGGTAATTGGATCACGTCCGGGAATCTCATACATCAAATCAGTTTGAGTATTCAAGAAAGAACGTTCGATTGTTCGATCCATTGATTCCGCAGCATCTTCGATTGTGTGAAACCTAATGCCAGTTGTCCAATCATGCATTCCCAGCCGCAACATTGCTTTGTTTCCGCCGCCCATGTATTCCCAGTGTTTCCATTCAGGATCATCCTCGGTACGGAATTGGGTATTCTGTAGAATTAAATAGTTAGTCATTATGCACCAACCTTTACGAACAGTGCTTTGATAGCGGCAATGAATTTGTGTTCACCACAGTAGACGCAGCGTTTCTTTGTTTCAACGCCGAAACCAAGATCGAAGTTGTGAAAGCCGCGCTGGCAACCTGTTTTGTAAGCCATGTTATTTACTCTCTTCTTTGGAGTTTATTTATCGAGCGAGATTGATATTGTCGAGTGCCCATTTATGATCAAACCAAACTTCATATTCTTCGGAGATTCCATCATTGAATCCAATCTCCAATAGTTTGTGAAAGTTATCGGTCTCAGGGTATTGTGCTCTCCGGTCAAAGATCACATCAATATCTTTATTGAATGTAAGGGCGAAGTAATTGCTGAGATTTTGAAAGGTACTGTGGTGACGTCCCGTACTTACCAGACAATTACGGCATGTGGTATTGAATGGGTCTAATTGATCCTCATTCCGTCGCCCTAATAAATCATCTCCACAGGCTGCGTGATCGTCCAGCTTATTACGCCGGTAATGCGTAATGGTATCTCTGTATATCTTCATGGTTTGCTCCATAAGTAGGCGGCTATTGGAACCGCGATAATGAATGAAACGAATAGCTCAAGCATTCTCTTGGCCCCTTGCAGCCAAATAGTCGGATGGGTGAAAGGTGAAGCGTTTACCGTCACGGAATAAGCGAACTGATCCGTTTTTGAATGGGGTAATTACTTTGTACCAACGAGTCTGCATTACTTCGCCTTTGTCATTGATAAGGTAGTTCGGAAAGCCGTCCACAGGCTTCCACCCAGCTAACAATTCAGGCCAAGCTGAGTACATGAGTCTTTCATAGCTACGTGAATAGCGGCGCTTCTCATTAGTTTTGTGGAGACTGTAGAACCATGCGCCTGTTACTTTGTTCTCTATTTCTTTGAGGATGGTGAGGTTTTCTCTGTGCCTAACATCACCATCACTGGTTACTTGATACAGCGGAAACTCTGGAATAGTCCGCCATTCTTGCTTAGTCACTCTTACGCCTTACTTCAAAGAATACAGTTCCCAGTGGTTTAACTTCTGGGTCATAGCTGTGAGGGAGAAAACCACTGTAAGAAACGGGATCAAGCACAATCTCATAAGAGCCGCCAAAGTATCCACTCAGAACATTCTCCATTGTTTCCTGAGTAACCATTGTTTCCCCTGTGGTAAACATAACAGTTGGCTGCAATGACTTATCTGTTACGTCATATTCAAATCCCCACGGCAACTTATGGAGAATTGAGTTGTCATGATTAGAGGAATAAACTACAACCATTACTTTCTTCATACCATCTTCATAACGAGTTACGTTAGGCAGGAAATGAATGTCTAGCTCCGCACCTGTATTAGGTGATGTACGTATTTCAAGTTTCATGACTACTCTCCTTTGGTAGTTGATGATACTAGCGTAGCATAGAGAAGAATGTGTGTCAAACTGACATTCTTTTGGTAATCAGCTATCAGATAGATTGTTTGAACAATGGAAAACTGACATAGACTTAGTCTATACCCTCAGTTTTTGTTATGGTATCCATGTTATCCTATCCATCGTATCCATGTCATGCATAGCATGGATAGGATAGAATGGACTGATTTTCCCCTAGATCTAGCGGTTTTTGGGGCTGAGAGTGCTATCCATTCTATCCTATCCATCTTATCCTATGCTACCCCTCTACCGTTACGGAGTAATGGTAGAGGGGTCAGCGTAGGGAGTTTTTGCATTGTTTTCAAAAATAGGAGGTAGGACCTCATTCTTTCAACAATGGCTGAAATTCACCTATTCTTTTGGTGAAACATTCTCTATTTAGTTCTCAAACAACGACCAAATTCAATTGGTGGCTTGTGCCTCTAAGGGAGCTTATCCGGCTCTCTGTCCTTATGCATCTAGCTTACCATAGATTCGTAGCATAGAGGTAATGGTGATGAGCAGGAGCGGCGGTCCGGTGATTTCCATGCGGTATATATCCACCCGGCATGAAAATGAGATTCATTATCAAAAGAAAATGGGCATAAAAATACCCTCCCACCTTTTGAGTGGGAGGGTATTTCTTAGTTGCTATTGAATTAGCTCTTGTTAGCTTCTTCATAAGCTTCGATGACTGACTTGGCGATACGGCCACGCTCGGAAACTTCGAGACCATTCTGCTTTGCGAATTCGCGAATTGCTTCGAGCTCCTTAGGGGAACGTCCGCTGGAAGCGAGAAGACCCTGCAAGTTCTTAGGCAGGTTATCAATTGCCTCATCGATTTCGGAAAGATCTTCAACGCCAGCCTTACCGAGAATAAGCTTGGCGGCGTTGAGCGTCTTGAGAGTTTCCGTGCGCTTTTCCTTGAACTCGGCGTGAATAGCGTCGATATCCACATCCTCAGGAACAAGAGCGGACGTTGCTTCTGCAATCAATTCGGCTTCGATCTCAGCAATCTTTGCCTTGGCACTTGCAACAGCTTCACGACGCTTTACGACGGTTTCATCGGTGGACTGGTCGATCCACTTCTGAATGTCGCTCTTGGAGCCACGTGCGGTCTTTACGGTGGCGACCATATCGTGCAGTTCCTGTGCGTTCTGCTTTGCATCGGCCAGAACGTCGTTTGCGATGGTTGCGTAGATGTTTGCTTCAGTCATTTTGAATCAGTCCTTTGTGAGTGGTTATGAGACCTGCTGTGGGGTTCTTTCCCCTTGGTGCCTTACAAGAACTACATTACATGAATGTTTGGCATAGGGCAATTCTTTCGCGAATATTTGTTGAGATGAGCCAATATGACGCTGCTGTGACGGGCCGATCATGAGATTCCAGCCGGTATATATCCACCCACAGGGCAAAACGATAGCCTGTTCTCACTTGGAGAACAGGCTATCGGCTGGGGTTATGCAGGTTGCCAGTACAGTTCCAGATTCAGAGGACCGAATACCGGAGCGGCTTTCATCGTGTCCACATCATAGTCATTGCGGAGATTCAAGTACTGGCTCTTGCAGAACTCGGACTCAGTATCATCGTGAAACCAGAACTGAGGGATATCTTTCTCTCGGTATTCAGCTTGGTAGATAACCTTCATGCAGTTATCGCAGGTTGAGCGATTAAAGAACGTGGGCTTCAATGCTTCGGCGCGGTAGGTAAAGGGGCTGTTCGTAACAATCATTGCAATCTCCTTTGTTGGGTCTGATTGGTTCGTTCTGGAAATAGTCTATCAAAGAAATACCGATATAGGTAAAAAGCATGTTGCCGGGTTCATTAGTTCCAG